GCTCGTATGCTAGGACAAATGGCTGAAGCTACTGAGACTTCACTTTGGAGAGGTGTTGAGGCTACTAACGGACAGTTTGGTGGTATCTTCACTCAAGCGTTAGCTGAAGCTGGTACAGGTATTCCTGTAGCACAGTCTTTAGTTGGTATTTCAATTACTGCTGCTAACGTAATCGCTGAATTAGGTCGTGTAGTTGACGCTGTTCCATCTACTCTTTACGGTAAAGAAGGTCTTAAACTTTACGTTTCTCAGAATGTTGCTCGTGCATACGTTCGTGCATTAGGTGGATTCGCTGCTGCTGGAGTAGGTGCTGCTGGTACAAACGCACAAGGTACACAATGGTACGGAATGGGGTCAGGTCTATCTTTTGATGGAGTTTCTATCTTTGTTGCTAACGGACTTGCTAACAACTCTATTTTAGCTACAGTTACAGATAACTTGTATTTTGGAACTGGTTTACTTTCTGACCATAACGAAATCAAATTGATTGACATGGCTATGATTGACGGTTCTAAAAACGTACGTTTTGTTGCTCGTTACACAGCAGGAACTCAAATCGGTATCTTGGAGGATTGTGTTGTTTACTCTCCTGCATTAGACTAATATTTAATAACCAAAATCGGGGATGGGTTGCTTGACATCCTATCCCCTTTTTTTTAAAACATTTACAAATGGCTTGTGATATTTCAAACGGTAGACTAGAAGCGTGTAAAGACGGAATCTCAGGATTAGACGCAGTTTACTTTATCAATTACGGGATTAACTTCCCAACAGACGTTACTTTTTCTGCAGTAGCAGGACAAGAAGACGTTATTACTGCTGTAGATAACATTACTAACTTGTACAAGTGGGAGTTGAAAGGTGCTAACTCATTCGAGCAGACTATTCAAACTTCTCGTGATAATGGTACAACATTCTTTGAACAAGCGATTGTAGCGCAGTTTAAAGTACTTGACATCACTACACACAAAACAGTTAAGTTGTTGGCTTATGGACGTCCTCACATTGTTGTGCGCACACGTTCAGGTAACTATTTCTTAGCAGGTCTTGAAAGAGGTTGTGATGTAACTGCAGGTACTATCTCTTCAGGAACAGCAATGGGTGACTTCAACGGATACAACCTTACTTTCACAGGTATGGAAAATATCCCTGCTCCATTCTTGGATTGTGCAGACGAAACAGAATTGGCAACTATCTTCGGAGGTGCTAACATTGTGACTGTGTAATACACACCACACTACTTAAATTGAGGGATGGTTTTCACTGTCCCTCTTTTTTTTTAAAACAAAAACACGAAAGCAAGTTATTTATATATGTTAATTACAGATTTACTTGCTGGTATTAAAAATTTCGACCTAGTGTTAAAGGATTCAGACGTAGCTTACTTAGAGTTACGAGACGATTCAAACAACACTACAGAAACATACGATGTAACAGACGTATTTGAAGACGAATACTACTACAGCGTTGAAATAGACATCTTAGACGACCTTACAGAGGGCAAATTCTACGACTTTAAACTCTACTCTTCTATGGATGAGTTGATTTATTACGACCGTGTTTTTGCAACCGACCAACAGACCAATAGTTACTCAATAAATAAAGACAGCAACGGAGACTCTAAGTACACTCCGCACGTCTCAACCAACGAATATATAACGTATGGATAACAACGTAAAAATAATTGAACTAGCAAAATACGAAACACCAATAATCCAAGAAGGTAAAAGAGAGGATTGGGTAACGTATGGAGTAGACAATAATTACTTTCAATACCTAATAGACCGCTACACTTATTCCCCTACGAATAACGCGATTATAAACAACATCGTTAAACTTATCTACGGACGAGGTTTAAATGCGTTAGATGCGTCTAAAAAGCCAAATGAGTATGCTCAGTTCATTAACCTAATCTCAAAAGATTGCGTTAAGAAGCAAATCACGGACGCTAAAATGCTAGGACAATTTGCAATGCAAGTTATCTACACGAAAGACAGAAGCAAAATAGCGAAAGTGTATCACATACCTGTACACCTTTTACGACCTGAGAAGTGCAACAAAGATGGAGAAATAGAAGCATACTACTATTCAGACAATTGGTCAGATACTAAAGCATTCCCACCTAAGAGAATACCTGCTTTCGGAACGTCAAAAGAGCCTATTGAAATATTCTACGTTAGACCTTACTCTGTAGGAATGAAGTATTTCGCATTGGTTGACTATCAAGGAGCGTTACCATATGCTGTTTTAGAGCAGGAAATTTCAGATTACCTAATCAACGAGGTTCAAAACGGATTCTCAGGTACTAAGGTCATCAACTTTAACAACGGTATTCCTGCGGACGAAGAAATGGACGAAATAGAGCGCAAGGTAACTAATAAGTTAACTGGTTCTAGAGGTAAACGTGTAATCGTTTCATTTAACCACTCAGACGCTCAGAAAACAACTGTAGACGATATTCCGTTAAACGATGCACCTGACCACTACACATACTTATCTGAGGAGTGTATGCGTAAGATTATGCTAGGACATAACGTAACTTCTCCGTTACTATTTGGTATTTCGTCTTCCAATGGATTCTCAAGCAACGCAGACGAACTTAAAAACTCGTTCATTTTGTACTATAACATGGTTATCCGACCATATCAAGACTTAATGATTGAGGCATACGAGCAGATTCTAGCGTATAACGGAATCACTTTAAAGCTATATTTCGAGACTTTGAAGCCACTTGAGTTTATGGATGCTTCAGGTAAGGTAGAAGAGCCTACTGAATTGTCTTCTCAAGATGACACAATCGCTCAGGCGTTAATTGACATGGGTGAAGACGTATCTGAGGATTGGCTTTTAATAGATGAGTTTGAGGTTGACTACGATAACGATGACTTTGAGAATGAAGTGCTACAAGGAAAACACGAAACAAAGAGCCTACTATCTAAATTAGTAGAGTTAGTTTCAAGTGGTACAGCTAGACCTAACTCAAAGAGTGAGCAAGATGCTGTAATTAATGACGTGAAATTTATCACTCGTTACGTTTACGCAGGTGAGACTACAGAGAAGACTAGACCATTCTGCAGAAAGATGGTAGAGGCTAAAAAGGTTTACCGTAAAGAAGACGTTTTACAGATGAGCAACCAACCAGTTAACGCAGGTTGGGGTGCAAGAGGAGCAGACACTTATAGCATTTGGTTCTACAAAGGAGGAGGTAACTGCCACCACAGATGGAATAAACGAGTGTACGCTTCATTTGAAGGCACAGGAATAGACGTTAACTCACCAAAGGCTAAACAAATAGCAGGACAGAAAGCAGAGAAGTTTGGTTATGTTGTTAAAAACGACCCAAAGGTATCTCAGCGACCAATAGATATGCCGAATCAAGGATTTTTACCAAAAGACTAATACAATGCCAGAAGCGCTACTCATAACAAGAACAGACTTAGTTAGACTTACTGCATTAGGTGGTAATGTCGACACAGATAAATTCATTCAGTTTATCAAGATTGCTCAGGATATTCACATTCAGGGTTATCTTGGAACACGACTGTTTGACAGAATTAAGGATGACATAGAAAACGACACTTTGGCTAATCCTTATTTGAGCCTTTTAGAGAAGTATATTAAGCCTATGCTTATTCATTGGGCAATGGTTGAGTATTTACCGTTTGCTGCTTATAACATAGCTAATAAAGGAGTATACAAGCACACAGCAGAGAACTCTGAGAGCGTTGAAAAAACGGAAGTAGACTATTTAGTAGAGAAAGAACGTGACATAGCACAACACTACACGCAGAGATTTCTTGACCATATGTGTAATAACTCAGCAGACTATCCTGAGTACAACACTACGAGCGGTGAAGATATGTATCCAAACAAGAATAACTTTTTTAAAGGTTGGTATCTATGAAAAAGCAGTATAAGCCAAAAGAAGAGAACGTAATCAAGTTGAATTTGTACCTTAAAAAGATTAAAAATGGCAATCAAAAAGATAAGTGAATTTGACCAAACCAGTCAATTAGCTTTCAGTGATTTAGTTATAACTTCATGGAGCGATGGAGTGGACTTTGTTTCTAAAAGAGCAAGATTAGAGGTTCTTCTTAATGCAGGTACAAAAACATATAGAGCATTCATAAGCCAAGACGATGTAGCTGACCCTCTTATGACTGCTATCTATAATGGATATACAGACACTCCATCAGCTACTCGTATTTCAGCAGGAACATACGAAATAGAAAACTTTGACAATGAACTTGGAACGTCTACAGCTATTCGTATAAACACGAATATGCTAAGTCAAGGTCACCACATTAAAACAATAGTAGACACAAACGACAAGATTTTAATCTACACATATAACGGAGCGACATTGAGTGACAGTATTATGAACTTGGACGGATTGTTAATTGAAATAATTACCTACATATAATGGCATTAAAAAGTACAGATAGACGAGTAGATGAGTTAGAACTAAACAAGCAGGATAATCTTGTTAGTGGTGTTAACATTAAAACCATCAACGGTAATTCTGTATTAGGTAGTGGTAATTTAACTATTGGAGGTGGTGGTAGTGCAACTTGGGGAGGTATAACAGGCACGTTATCATCACAAACAGATTTACAAAGCGCATTAGACGCAAAGCAAGACGATTTAGTAAGCGGTACAAACATCAAAACACTTGAAGGTCAAAGCCTTTTGGGTGCTGGAAATATTGATTTAACAAAATCAGATGTCGGTTTAAGTAACGTAGACAATACGAGCGATTTAAACAAACCAATTTCAACTGCAACACAAACGGCTTTAAACGCAAAAGAAGACACAATAACGGCTGGTACAACGTCACAATATTACAGAGGTGATAAGACTTTTCAGACGTTAGATAAAACTGCGGTAGGTTTAGGAAATGTAGACAATACAAGCGACTTAAATAAGCCAATCAGCACACTTACACAAACGGCATTGAATGCCAAGCAAGACACATTAACACTAACCACAACGGGAACAAGTGGTGCTGCTACTTTGGTAGGTGCTACATTGAATATTCCACAGTATAGCGGTGGTGGTTCTTCTAATTTTTCTGTAATTTCTATAAGCGCAACAAATTCAACTGCGGTAACAGGTACAACTGCAAATGCAATAGTTAGTTCTATATTAGTTCCTGCTAATACCTTTGTGAGCAATGGTATAATAGATATTGCTGCAAGATATTTAAAAACAGGCACTGCTTCGTCACAGAATGTAAGAATGTATGTCAATACTTCATCAAGTTTAACAGGTGCAACATTAGTAGCAAATTTTTATAATGGAGCAAACACGCAAGTAGGTGCTTGGAGAACTGCTAATATATCTTCTAACACTATAAATTTTCTATCTACACTTGGTATATTTTCTTCTGATTTAGCAAGTATTGCAGGAACAGGAACATCAGCACCATTTAATACTTCTGTAAATAATTTTATCATTTTTGCAGTACAATTAGGAAATGGTTTAGATAGTTGCGTTTTACAATTCCATAAAATTTTAAGGTATGCTTAATATAATTACAATAGAAAACGGATTCTTATTTAATGAGTTAATCTATTTATTCGATGGTGAAATTGAAGTAATAAGTGAAAGTCAATGCCATGTCACAACAAATAATGGTATTATTTTACTTGACCTTTCATGTACAATTGACAGTGTACAATATACAGACATCAGTTTATTTGTAAAAAATTTAAAAACAGAATAACACGTTATTTTATATATAACAAAAACACGAATTAAAGTTATAGATATATGTCAACAAACGGATGGGGTAAAGGTTCAGTAAACAACGATATAAGTTGGGGAGCAGGAGCAATCAATAACGATATTGGTTGGGGTGACTCACAGCTTAAAAGTTGGTCAGGAGACACAGACATAGATGGAGGTACAGGAATACCTGTTAATACTGTTGCTCCTGTAATAAGCGGAGCGACAACTTTAGAAAGTATTTTAACCACTACTAACGGAACATGGATAGCAAAACCTGCAGCTACTTACGAATACCAATGGAAGCGTAACGGTTCAAACATAGTAGGTGCTAGAAGCCAAACATATAGATTAACTAATGACGATGGAGCAACCAATATAACTTGTCAAGTTATTGCGACAAATGACTTCGGTAGTGCTAGTGCTATTTCTAATACTTTGGCAATTCCTGCGTTTACGGATGCAGACGCACAGGCATTCATTACAGCGGCATCAATAACCAACCCTACACAGCAGAGTGCTATTAACACGCTTGTTACTGACTTGAAAGGTTACGGAGTATGGTCAAAGATGAAAGCGTTGTATCCGTTTGTTGGAGGTACAGCAAGTTCGCATAAATTTAACCTTAAAAACCCACTTGATACTGATGCTGCATTTAGATTAGTGTTTAATGGTGGTGTAACTCATAGTTCTAACGGAGTGTTATTCAATGGTACTAATGGATGGGCTAATACATTTGTTAATCCATTAAATGCTTTGACTTTAAATAACACGCATTGTTCTTTGTACTCTAGAACAAACAACTTAGTTGCAGGTACTGATATAGGTACTGCGTTTAATGCTAGGACTATTGGTTCTGTTATTAAATGGACAGATAATAATGGTTATCACGATATGTATAATAATACTACAAATAGAATTATTTATAATATGAGTGGTATTAATTCGACAGGATTATTTATTAATAATAGAACATCTAATGTTGTTCATAATATTTGGAGAAACAATACTAAATTATCTACAAATAGTAATATTCAATCTTCTATATTACCAAATCTTAATATATCTATTGGTGCATTAAATTCTAATTTTGGAGTACAATATTATACAAATAGACAATATGCTTTTGCAACTATTGGCGATGGATTAAACGATACCGAAGCAGCTAACTTCTATATAGCAGTACAAGCATTTCAAACAACTTTAGGACGTAACGTATGATACAAGTAGGACTATTAACAGAAGTACAAAAAGACGAATTATTAGGTCAGTTATATGACGAGGATTCGTATTTCAATCCTATTCAGGACTTGAACGATAATTGGATTATCTCAGTAGAAGAAATAGACCAATGTGTAAACCCTAATTTTATGTGGGTGAAAGAACTACCTTTGATTCCATACGAGCCAAAGCCAACACCAAACCCTTTTTAAGCAATGACAGCAATTACCTTTCTTGACCTAATTAAAAAAAACGGAGTTAGCGGATTACTCGCTATAGGATTATTCTACACTAACGAAAGGTTGAATAAAGTTGAACAAGAACTCTATCGATGTTACGACAAAATGAGCGCATTTAACGAGGTTGGAAAGCGTTATCCTAAAGGAGTTGACTACTACGCTGTCATTCCTAAAGAAACGTCTTTAAAACGCAAAAAACTAGCATAGTATGGTAAGAGCATACAGAGACGAGCAGTTACTCGCACGAGTTAAAAGTCTAACTAACTATAGTTACATTCCACCTGACTATTGGATTCTTGGCGTTAGGTCAAATGAAGACTTGACTGACCAGTACGATGACAAGTTTTACCTATTCAAAGGTGAGCAGTTTATTATGGTCACTACAGGCACAACTAACAAAGGTCTTAAAGGTACTGCTGTAATGTGTGCGGATATGTGGTTTTACGACTCTTATAAGTACGGACTTCACAGAGGCAAGATGCCATCACTACGTCAGGTTAAACCAATGCAATACACTCGTGACTATTCTAAGAACGGTAAAACAGATGTTTACGGTGACATCTTTAGCAACATTATCTACATGAACTTTCACGGTTCTACATACAAATTTGGTAGTGCTAATGTATCTCCTAAAATTGGCGGATGGTCAGAAGGCTGTCAGGTGGTTCAGAAAAACACGGACTACGAGAAAATAATCAAACTTTGTAAGAATCAGAAAGCAGTTTCTTATTGTCTCATAAATGAGTTTTGAGACTCTTAAATATATTTTTGGTATATTGCTACCAATTTATTTACAAACCCTTTTAAACAGCTTAAAAATGGCAAAGAAAAAGAAGGACATCGATATTAATATAGACACGAAAAACGTAGATATTAAAATCAAGCGCAAGAATGGTAAATTCGAAGCATCTGTAGACACTCCTATCATTGACGTTGAGATAACAAAAGACGAAGAGAACGGACTAGACGTAGATGTTAAAGCAGATGAAAAAGCACCTAAAATACTAGGTCAGATTATCTCTCGAATTATCAAGAAAAGAAGAGGCTAATGCAAGTAAAAAGGCATTCTAAAAACATCCACGAAATCATATTTGACAAGTCTGAAGTTGAGATAGCAATGCTGTCCGACTTACACTGGGATAATCCAAAGTGTGACCGTGAACAACTTACTCTACACCTTGACTACTGCAAAGCTAACGACATCCCTGTTATAATTAATGGGGATTTGTTTTGTTTAATGCAGGGTAAAGGCGATAAACGTGGTAACAAGTCTGACATTCTACCTGAACACAACAACGCACGTTATCTAGACTCTATCGTAGAAACTGCTGCTGAATGGTTTTCTCCGTATGCAGACATTATTAAAGTGGTTGGATATGGTAACCATGAGACTGCAATAATCAAGTGGCAGGAGACAGACATATTACAGCGATTCGTAGACCTATTGAACTACAAAAACAACTCTGAGGTATACACTTCAGGTTACGGTGGTTGGATAGTGGTTAAAAACATATCTCAGAAAGGTTCTACTGCTGTACTTACAACACGAATAAAGCATTTTCATGGGTCAGGTGGCGGAGGGGTCATAACACGTGGTGCTATAAATCTTACTAGAGCGCTTGATATGTACGAAAACATGGACGTATTCACTATGGGTCACATTCACGAGAACGCAGGGCGTACAGATGTGAGAGAAACTTTAGACCACCATGCAAAGACTGGCTACAGATTAAATCAACGGTACATTCACTTGATGCTTACAGGAACGTACAAAGAGGAATACGGTGAAGGTACACACGGATGGCACGTTGAAAGAGGCGCACCTGTTAAACCAATAGGCGGACGAATCCTTAAAATCAAAGCAATCCGTAAACAAGATTCTGTTTATAACCATGTAGACAGCTACAGATTCCCAATTTAATTGTATATTTGACCTATTCAATCTGTATTTGTATTCTTTAGTTTAGGTTTAGGTTAGTTGAAACCCTCAGTAAAATGGGGGTTTTTTCATTTAATTCAATTTTTTATTAAATATTTTTTATGTTTTTGTTGATAATTACAAAATAGTATCTATATTTGCGTATAACATTTAACGAAACAGATATGAAAACTTTAGAAAACACAAAAACAAGAAAGGTAAAATCAGTAGAGGTTCAACACAGTAATATGACCTTTATAGTTGAGGCGTATACTTATTATATGGATTCATTAAATAATCCATCTTGGACAAAAAATAAATATACTGCTACAATCAAAGAAACTGGTGAGGACATTGGAATGATGGGAGGAAGAAAGTTGATTAAATCACAAATGGAATTAATCAATTCAAAACCACATTTATTTTTAAAATAAAAACAACGAGGGGTGCGGCTCGGTTAACGCACGTTTTAAACTAAAGCAATATGAAAGTAAAGGTATTTTTTTGGTGGTTATTAATCACATTTGTAATCGGAGTATTAGAATCTAACATTTAAAGTCATGGGAAAGATATTTGACATTTATTTAGAGCCTGTATCAGCAGGATTGTACAAGGCACACGTTACGCTTACTAACGGTATGGAGTTTATCCAAGTCATTTCAGATATGGATTTGATAGACGCATGGAGAAGCGGAGACGAGAACCCAGTTATTAACTACATACTCGAAAGGTTATGAAGTGCTTAGAGTGTAACGGAGATGGATATATAGCTACATTGAACTGTGGCTATCCTGCTTCTGCTTGTTGTGGTGGTTGCTATGCTGACGAGAAATGTGATTTGTGCTACGGTTACGGTGAAATTACAGCAGATACTAACGATGACTACGGTAAGCGTTTAGAGGCAATCCTACAACAAGCGAATGTCAACGCAGATAAACACGAAGCCTTGATTGAGAACATTGAAAGAGAATTATTTGACCATTTAACATACATGAGACTAAGATGAAAACATTTCACATAACCTACTTCATTTCACGAGGTGACTTAAACGCAAACGATGAGACACTTCTAGGTGGTGTAACAATCAAAGCGGCAAACGTCAAAAAAGCTATTGACAAATTTGAGAAGCTAGAAATAAACGAAATAAACGAAATCAAATACATCGTAGAACTATGAAAGAACAACTCACAGAAACCCATTTAAAGCTATTAGGAGTAGTTGGATTGCTACCAGTACTAGCTGACTTCCTAGAAGACCTACAAGAAGAGAAGCAGTTTAACCGTAATGTCAAGCATCATGTAAACAACTTGATTACGCAAATACGAAAGTTAGACAACTTTATAATAGGCAGCGCTGATTTAGAAGCAATGGAACAGCAGATAGATATACAGAGAGCATTTAGAACATGGATATTTAAAACTATATCAGATGAATGAGATGGTAAAAGACGTTTTGGTAATGACACCTGACGAAATAGTAAGAAGCGTTTTAAAGCGATTTAACGCACGAAGTAATGTTGGAATAGACAAATACTCTACTACGTTAGAAAGAAACGATTTAAGCACGTTAGAATGGCTTACACACGCACAAGAAGAAGCTATGGATTTTGTGCTGTACTTGGAACGGTTGAAGCAAGAGATTGAAAGCATCAAAGAGTTTGACAATTGGAAAGAATGGTTGAATAGGAACATTTACGATAAGGCTGAACCCTTAAAAAACACGAAATAATTTAAGGTTATATTATGAAATTATACTTAAAAGACATAAGAGATTACGCTTTTAAAAGCTCTGAACCCGATAAGATAAGACCAAATACTATATATTATGACGGTATAGTAACTATAAAAGATATAGATTCAAAAATACACATTAGAAGCAAATGGTATTTAGAAGGTTATGATAGAAAGAGTGCTTGTGTATACTTTTTAGTTGACAATGAAGAGGTAGTTTATATTGGTCAAACAAAAACAGAATATAGACCTATAGCGCACAAAAGAGATAAAAAATTTACAGATATTTATTATGTTCCATTAAGAGACCCATATCATCTTAAATTCGAAAAAAAGTTACTATCTAAGTATATAACAAAATATAATAAATTGTATTATAATGGTAATAGAAAGGATGGTTTAAAATATACTTCTATATCATTTGAAGCTATTTACAATAGTCTAGAAGACAAAGAATACGATGTAGCATACTTAAGAAAAATTCTTCGTAGTATATGGAAAGATGACAATATCAATAAAATTTTAGGAAACGGAGTTTATTTCAGACGTTTGAGAAGAGGAGTATATATAAAAATATAATATAATTTATGAAACAAAGCAAACGACAACAAGCAGTTATTGACATAATCAATAAGATGTTTGAGATAGCAGGACACGAGGTTACATTTCACGATGTGCTGCCACGTAAAGACAATTGGTTCTTAGAGTATACCATTACCGAAGAGAAAGAACGAGAGTGGATAGAGTGGAGTATTGACTACCTGCGCAAGAATCTCAAGATGAGTAAAGAGAGTGCTAGACGAGAAATGATGTGGATGACTCTAAGTTTTGGACTTAAAATACAAAAAGATGAAATTTCTAAAGACTAAAGCAGCAGACAGAATCGTTCACCTATTAGCTGGAATAGCATTGTACCACTTAATTTGGATATTATGCTAGACATTTTGAATTGGACAGGTGGCTTTATAATTGGTTTTTTAGTAGGTGCGCTAGTAATGTACCTTGTGATTTTAATACATACGATGGATGAAGATAATTGAGAGTAATTTAAGAAAGGTAAATAACGCTATTAGAGCGATAGAACAGTTTGAGTTGAAGTCTAACTCAAGGAAGAGAGATAAAGTGTATCAGAGAGCGTTTTTGATGGCTAAATTGAGGCAGATGGGATGTACCTTAGATTACATTGGTGGACTATTCGGTAAAAATCATGCTACAGTTTTACACAATATTGAGAATCACAAGTACTTTACGAAGACTGCTGACCTTGAGTACAGGTTAGCTATTACACCAGTCAAGGAAACCTACAAAAACATGAACGCAGAAATCCAAGCTAACATATTTGACGATGTACTTACAGCGAATGATTACGAAGACTTATTAACAATTAAGGAAAAAATACACAACGGAATGTATAATTAGAGTTATATTTGTGAATGGTCTCCTTCGACATTATAAGACCACAGGAATTATTTACCCTTGTTTTGGAAGTAGAGGTCGAAGGCTACTGAAGAAGCGAGGGTTTTTTTATTCTTAAAATTTGAAATATGGCTAAAGACAAGAAGTCATTTATTCTCTACGCTGACCAAAAGGATTTGTTTAATCAACTTCCTGACGAGATAGCTGGTAAATTAATTAAGCACATATACTCGTATGTGAATGACGAGAATCCTGAGAGTGAAGACCTAATAGTGAAGGTTGCATTCGAACCTATTAAACAACAGTTAAAGAGGGATTTACGATTGTTCGAAGAGAAGCGTGAAAAGCGAAGTGAAGCAGGTAAAGAAGGTGCTAACAAACGATGGCAAAACATAGCAAAGGATAGCAAACGCATAAAACGTATAGCAAAAATAGCTGATAATGTTAATGTTAATGATAATGTAAATGATATAAGTAGTATAGATGTTCGCAAAAATTCTTTTGCTCAATCTCTTCAACCTTACTTAGATACTTATGGTAAAGAGATGCTAAACGAGTTTTACCTGTATTGGACTGAACCTAACCAACAAAACACGAAAATGAAATTTGAGTTAGAAAGAACATATTCACTTGAACGAAGACTAAACACATGGTCAAAACAAAGTGTTAAATTTGGCACTGCGGTAAGCAAAGCAGAAACACCTAAATTCAACCCTTATGGATAACGGATACGAAATAACGAAAGCAAGTGACGTAATTACAAAGTTATCTCACTACCGTAACAACTATCATGAGAAAGGAATGTATCTCGGTTGGGATAAGTTACACGAACACTATTCGATGCAGTTAGGAAACGTTACTGATTGGACTGGTTACCCTATGAGTGGTAAAACGCAAGTGCTGATGGAGTTACTTATGAACACATCGATGTGGTACGGATGGAGGCACTTGGTATATTTTCCCGATGTAGGTTCTAATGTTGAGATTATCGCTGACCTTATCCACAAAAAAACGGGCAAGAGTTTTAACCCATCGGTAAGCAATGCGATAAGTGACGATGACATCCGTAAAGAAGTGGATTGGATTACGCACCATTTTTTGGTACTTACTCGCAAAGATGTAAAAGCAAAGATGACTCCGATGGAATTTTGGGATATGGCGGTAAACATCAAAAACACGGAAGGCTTAGAAACAGCATCAATTGACAGTTGGAAAGACCTTAGTCATCCATACGACAAATACGGAGGTTATGCGCAGTACTTAGAATTTGTATTACCATATCGAAACCAAATAGCAGAGGACAACGATTTACATTTGCATACGATTATTCACCCGAAGCTAACGGAAAAGGAAAACGGTAAGCGAAAGCCTCCTGTGCCATATGACTTAAAAGGTGGTTCTGAATGGTTCAATAGTGGCAAGTGCATGATTACTGTACATCGTGAGGACTTGGATAGTGGTATCGCTGAAATTTATTTTAATAAGATTAAACCACGAGCCATCGGTAAGATAGGGAAAATTGATTTACGCTTTGAT